CCTTTTCCTACTAACCGGAGATACAATCATGCGTAATTATTCCCAAGTCTGCGACGAGTTCGTATTCGTTTCCTATAACATTAATGACGAGTACTTTCGTACTGCCGATGATGTCTATCGGAGCGTATATGAGGCTCTAATCGAGACCATGGAGATTACTCACAATCAGATGGCTTTGGCCTGTGCCGCTATCAGTTCTCAGGGGAGGCTTGCCTTCGCTGATGACTATGAAGCTGCTCAGTCCGTAACGCCGTCTGAAAGTCGAGTGATTGCTAATCTCTGGATTTTCTACTGCGATGTTATTGCAGCAGAAAATCGCACCCCTTGCCTCGGTGACGATCGTATGTTTTATTATGCGAACGTCACAACGGGTAAAACCGTTGCGTGGGTGAGAGTAGTAGGTTAAGAAAGGGTCAGACTGACCTATCATGGGAGCCGTAACGGCTCCCTCTCCCAGGAGCCTAGGTTGTGACAACTCGTGATATATACAGCAAAACTATCCTTCGCGTGGGCGGCGTGCCTGGTGCGTATGACTCATACGACGAATACCGCAAGGTTTCGTCGGGGGCTAACACCCCTAGAGATCTACGTCTCAAGCGCATCTACCTCGAGAATGCATATGATGCTGTGATAACGAGCGACTATAATGGCACAGCAGACGTGTCGTTCAACGTGAACGGCCCGTTTACTTACCCCATGTCTGTCTACAATCTAGGTGGTAAACCGAAACCGATCGACACAGCTATCCCTTACCCCGACCCGTACGCCCTTATGGGCAAGCTGGCCGAAAAGTGGAAGCAGTCGACGTTCAACGCCGGAGTATACGCGGCTGAGGGCAAAGAGGCGCTGGAGATGATGCACCAACGTTTGGTTGGGCTTCACGCAGCGGCTCAAGCTCTTCGCCGACGTCAATTCGGTTTGGCCCTAAGAAATTTGGCTGGCCAAGTACCCAAAGGCAACCGCCGTGAAGCCCTTCGAAGGCTTGACGGTCGGGATGTTAGTGGGGCTTGGCTTGAGCTAAACTTAGGGTGGTCGCCGATGATGAAGGATATATTCGAAGCGACTGACTCCATCGGATTCAACAGTGTCGTCAACCGGGTGCGAGCATCCACTTATAACTTCAGTGCGATGGAAGCATCCGGTTCGAAGGACTGTTGGTACGTTGAAGGAGGTCACAAGAAACACACCCAAATCATCGTTTACGTAAGTAGGGAGCCTTCCTTGAGAGAACGTTGGGGTCTTACAGACCCCGCCGGTATCGCATGGGAGGCAACGCGCTTATCATTCGTGATAGACTGGTTCCTACCGATTGGTAGTTACCTAGCAAACCTCCATGCAGTCGGTGCCCTTCCTGTGACTAAGGTGGTTCACACCAACTTCGCGCGAACTTATGGCAAGTCGTACGTCATAAAGTCGCCCGTAGCGGGTGTTCATCACCGTGGTCACGTGGAAAATGGTATCGTCCGCAATTATGAGGTGCGCCGTCGTATTTACGACAGTCTGTTTCCGTTGATAGGTACAGTTGGCTGGCTTCCAGCGTCGGTCAAGCCCAAGTGGGCTCCGAACGTCTGGAGGGTGGCCACTGCTAGCGCCTTACTTGACCAAGCACTTCGCAAATTGAAGTAGCTCGTTGACGGTTCCAGTAATTCCTGTCCTCGTTTCCGAGATTTCCTTGGGAACGTCCTTAAACCCATTAATGAGGTATAACGATGTCTGCCATTGGCACCATCACCGTAAGTGACGGCACTACCAACCACGTCTTCACCCCGATCCAGTCCGTCCCCCCGATCTATCGGAACGTCGCAGATGCGAACGTCCCGGATATCGGCCAGGAGCAGATCACGGTCGAGGTTATCCGTGCGAAGGGTGCCGGCACCCATCGGGTCCGTGTGACCACGAAGACTCCGATCATGGAGAGTACTTCTGGCGCAGCAGCTTCGGGCTACGTCGCGGCACCCGCCGTGGCGTTTACCGTTATGGCTGTTACCGACATCTACGTTCCGAATCGATCGTCGCCGGCCCAGCGTCTCATCAACCGAAACCTTCACAGGAATCTGCTGAATGATGCGCAGGTCATCGACGCGATCGAAAAGCTCGCCCAGCCCTACTAACTGCAGCGTTACAACGCAGTTAGCATTGTGGGTGATGCTGCTAGTTGTACTTCTAGCAGTGAACCTGGGTGTCAATCTCTCTAACAGTTATCTGTCGAGGAGACAGGAGAATGAAAGCGTTGCAATCATTCGACGAGGCGTTCCCGTTCGGGAAGTCCGTCCATATCCTGAAACAGCTATGTCTGCGCCTGCTTCCGCCTTCCCACCAAATCAACCGGTGGATCGAGGAGGAGAACTGGTTGGCCCTCGCGACAGCGAAGGTCGACTACTCTTCTCACCTCGAGAGCTCGACAGTCAAGTCCGAGAGGCAGTGTCTTGCATTCTTTCAAAAGAATGCCAGCCTGCCTCTTGGGATCGACCGCCGAGCGGTGGCGAAACAGAAGTTCATCTCAGCCGAGAGAGACTGTCTCGTGCAGAACTGGAAACTCCAGAATCAGCGGCATCCATCAGTGATGATGGACACGAACTTTCTAGCGAAAGTAGCGTGGAAAATTGCCGCTATTCTTGGCCCAGCTCCTGCACTTGATCAGTTAGACCTCAGCTTTGGTCCAGGAGTGAACGTAGGCACAATGCGAAGACAAACATCGGCGCGCGCGAAAATGAGCGTTCCGCCGACGTACTCCACGAATGCCGGGTGCCTCCTTGAGGCACTCCAGGGCGAGCTTCCCCATTGGGACTACCTGGCGCAAGCCAAGGAAGCCAACTACGGTAAGCTCGCGTTCGTGGCGAAGGATGCGAAGACAGACAGGACCATTGAGACCCAACCCTTGGTAAATTCCGTAGTACAACTCGGAATAGGGAAGGCCATCAAGAGGTTGCTGCGAAACGCTGGCTGTGACCTTTACCACGGTCAGGCCAAGAACGCTGAGTATGCCCGGTTGGGCAGCCTCAACGGGAGTTACGCAACAATCGATCTGTCATCGGCTTCAGACACCATCAGTTATATGTTGGTGCTGGAGCTCCTACCCGAAGATTGGTTTCTCCTGCTCGATTCCGTTCGCACACCGAATGTTAAGCTTGGTAAGGAAATTATTCCCTTACAGAAGTTTGCAGCGATGGGCAACGGATGTACATTCGAGTTGGAGACCCTTATTTTCTACGCGATTTGTCTCGTAGAAAGCGGCACCGACGTGCACTGCTACGGGGACGATATTATCGTTCCTTCGGCGGATGCACATCGTGTGATGCGACGGCTGGAACAGTGCGGCTTTACCGTGAATACGGACAAGTCGTACTGGGACGGCCGTTTTAGGGAGTCTTGCGGGAAGGACTTCTTCGATGGTGTTTTGGTACGCCCGGTTTATGTAAAAGGATTGCTCAGCTTGAAAGAGCTGTTCCGTCTCCATAACTTCTTCTTTCGAAGAGGTGAGGCATACCTGGCGGACACCGTCAAACGCTTCATCCCCAAGAGACTATGGAAAATGACCGGCCCCGATGGATTCGGGGACGGCCATCTACTCAGTCTCCGGCCCAATCTTGTGCCTCACGGCAGGGAACTGGGTTGGGGAGGATACACGTTTCGACAATACGTTCGCAAACCACGTGTTGAGAATAAATCTCTCCGTGGTGACTATGCAGCCTTCCTCTACCTGACTAGAAATAGCAGGTCGAGTTGGTTTGATCCCGGGTCGTCTGTTCG